AGGGTTCCGGTTTCCGGGCTCAGGGCGAGGAGAACGCCTGGCAGGCGCACATTCGACTCTTCACGGGGCCTGCTCGTGGCGCCATCACCACTGAGACTCGAGGTCAAAACAGTTGGCTGAACTACGGCCCCTACGGCGAGCGCAACCGCACCGCTAAGACAGAGGACACCGTATTCGCCGATCAGAAAACCGGGCTCATGCCTGAATGGACTTGGACCGAGGGACGTGCTGCGGATGAGGCTACCACGTCCCAGGGCGAAGTAGGCGCCCAGCGGTATATGCCCGCCGGCGAAGCAGGCCAAGGAGCACCCAAACGCTACGAAACCGTCGATAGTTTTCGAGAGCATTGGAACTCTCTTGGTGTTCGCAATATGACGGATATCCGGGGCAGGGGCACTCCATACGAACACATCAGGCCTTCTGAAATTGAGGTCGAGAAAGCGAATCGGAACAAAGGCCTTGGCACTGCATTCATGCAGGATCTGACAGAGTTTGCTGACAGCAAAGGGCTGCAAATCAGGGTCAACCCGAGTGATGAACTCGGAGCCACATCAAAGGGAAGACTCGAAAAGTTCTACAAGCGCTTTGGGTTCGTCGAAAACAAACCCGGCAAGAACAAGGATTACGCGATCTCCGAGCGGTTTTATAGGCCGGCTTCTCAAGGTCAGCGCTATATGCCCTCCCCCGACTCAGCCATGCCCGGCGCCTACAGCTTCCAGGGCGGCTACCGGGCCATCCCGGGCAAGACCAAGGGCTCCTTCCGCCTCTACGGCCCCGCAGGCAGCCTGATAGGCATCGCCAGCAGCCTTGACGAGGCCCAACGCATCCTTCGACGTAAGACCAAATGAGCTACGATAGCCAGACCAGCACGATCCTCATCAACAAGCTGAGGAAGGACGTCGACTCGCTGACCCTGAAGATCGCGGTGCTGCAGGACGTGAAGGACAACAACGTCGCAGGCGGCACCGCGGTGACTGCTGTGTGGACAGCCCGGACGCTCAACACCATCAGCAGCGATCCGAATGGCCTGATCATCAACCTTGCGTCCAATGAGTGGAAGGTAGCTGCCGGCGATTACCAGGTGAAGGTGCTGGCCCCGTTCCACCACACCCGCGGAACCAGGCTGCGGATCTACGACGTGACCAACTCGGTGGTCATCGGGTACGGCCCATCGCTCTACATCGACAACAATGTGGACATGGAAGTGTCCCTGAACCTGCGAATCACGCCGCACAAGGACAACGTCTACCGGCTGGAGTACTACTGCGAGCGCGGCGGCCATGCAGACGGCCTTGGCATTGCAGCCAATGTGGGGCAGCCCGAGATCTACACCACGCTGGAGATCACCCGGCTCGACACCGGAGCCACCAAGCCCCTCGGGGCCGGCGGTCTGCAGGGGCCTCAGGGTCCTGCGGGCCCCACCGGGCCTGCCGGTCCTCCGGGACCCACGGGCGGCGGTGTGACAAGCGTCAACGTCTCGGGCGGAACGACAGGCCTGACCACCTCGGGCGGGCCCATCACCACCAGCGGCACCATCACGCTGGGCGGCGTCCTGGCCGTTGCCTCGGGCGGAACCGGGGCTACCACTGCGCCCGATGCCCTGACAAGCCTGGGCGCCTATCCTGCGTCCAACCCGGCCAACTACACATCCAACGGAGGAACGGTCACCAGCGTGTCGGTCACCACGGCCAATGGCGTCAGCGGTACGGTCACCAACCCGACCACCACCCCGGCCATCAGTCTGGCCCTGGGCGCCATTACACCGACCTCGGTGGCTGCGTCAGGCGCTGTCACAGGCTCCAACCTCTCGGGCAGCAACACCGGCGACCAGACCATCACGCTCACCGGGGATGTGACAGGCACTGGCACAGGGTCCTTCGCGGCGACCATCGCCAACAACGCGGTGACCTACGCCAAGATGCAGGCAGCCTCCGCGGTGGCCAAGCTGATCGGCTCGAATGCCTCAGGGACTGCCCTGGGCGAGATCACGCTCGGCACCAACCTGTCCATGGCCGGCTCTACGCTGAATGCTGCGGTGGCATCGGGCAGTGTCACGAGCGTCAATGCCGACGGCGGAACCACGGGGATGAGCTTCTCGGGCGGCCCGATAACCTCGAGCGGCACGCTGACCCTGGGAGGCACGCTGGATCTGGACAACGGTGGCACCGGAGCCACCACAGCGGGCAACGCCCGGACCAACCTGGGCCTTGCCATCGGCACCGACATCCCTGCCTTGGATGGCACCGGGGCAACCGGCACGTGGAACATCGACGTGCTGGGTTCCGCTGGGACGATCACCAGCACGCTGCCCATCAACAAGGGCGGCACCGGGGCGACCACTGCTGCGGGCGCACTCACCAACCTCGGGGCCTACGCAGCCAGCAACCCGGCCGGCTACACCAGCAATGCCGGCACGGTGACCAATGTGTCGGCCACGGGCGGTGCGAACATCAGCGTGGCCACGGGCAGCACCACGCCGGTCATCAGCCAGAACGCGGCGAGCAGCACGCAGAACGGCTACATGACCAGCACCTATGCGGCCAAGCTGGACAGCATAACGTCGGGCGCGAGCGTGTCCTCGGTCGGTGTGAGCGGTGGTACCACCGGGATGTCATTCACCGGGGGCCCGATCACTACCTCGGGCTCGGTGACGATGACCGGAACCCTGGCAATCGCCAATGGCGGCACAGGCCTCACCTCGGTGGGCACGCAGTACAAGGTACTGACCAGCACCGGCTCCGCGGCTGTCTGGGACACGGTCGATCTGAACAGCGGCACGAGCAATGTGCTGCCGATCTCCAAGGGCGGCACCAGCAGTATCACGGCCCAGAGCGCAATGGATGCACTGGCCGGCTCGCAGACCAACGGTAGATATCTGCGCGGCAATGGCACAAACGTGGTCATGTCCGACATCCAGGCCATCGACCTGCCCCAGATTGCCCTGGGCGGATCTGCAGTCAGCGGAACGCTCGGTGTGATCAACGGCGGTACCGGGCAGAGCAATGTCTTCAGCGACGGCGACCTGCTCATCGGCAAGAGCCTCGGGAGCACGCTGGCCCGGGCCAAGCTGACCGCGGGCACCAACATCACGATCACAAACGGATCTGGCACGATTACCATCGCAGCCACGGGCACTGGCACCGGGGACGTGGTTGGGCCTATCAACTCTACCGATGGCGACTTCGTTCTGTTTGATGGCACCACCGGCAAGCTGATCAAGGGGGCCAGCTACCGCCAGGTGGGCGGGGACATCATCGGGCCGATTGGCGGCAGCTCAATGATCGACGGGTTCGTTTACATCCCGGCCGGCTCCGGGGCTCCAACGGGCACTCCGACCAATGTGTCGAGCAGCCCAACCAACGTGCCGATGTACTTCCACACCAACAGCGCCACCAACACCGACGTGTTGTACATTCACAACGGAACATCTTGGAAATCGGTCGCGCTCACCTAACCTGAAGGCCCCATGAAACACACCTTCCCCTGCGTCGAGTCAATGCGGCGCGTGAACCTCTCCAACGGCCGCGTGGTGCGCGTCTGGCGCGACCGTACCAAGGAGAACCTGTCGGCCTCCTACGACGACGCGGACATCGTGTCGACCTGTATCGCCAATGCAACCAACGACACCCAGCTCCTGGCCGCACTGGCCAAGCTCAAGGGCGTGAATGCCGCGGAGCTGGTCGACGCCAATGGCCAGGGCACCGTGGTCTACACTGCCTGGCCGTGACCTATCGCAACCGCACCAACCCGTCGGTGGTGGTCGAAATCCTGGCACAGGATGCCCAGTTGCGCCTGGGCGAGCTGCGGTGGCCCGTGGTAATCTACCGCCGGCTCGACAATGGCACGGTATACGTGCGCTCGAAGGCCGAGTTCGACGCCAAGTTCGCGCCCGAGTGACCCCTGTTTGACCCGCATAAACATTGGGTTTTCTCTTAAATCTACAGAAAAACAGTTTTCTCTGTAGACGGGTTAAGTGTTTTGATGCAGATTGTTCCTGTCGAAAGCAACGGCAGCAAATCAAAGCAAAACATGAGCACCACGATGAAGCTAATGAAACAGGCCCGAGAAATCAAAAGCCCCAAGCACTTCGAGCTGCTCTTCGGCAAGTTCCAAAAGTCCATCAAACACCTAAGCATTGATCTTCAGGACTCATCCAATCGTGAGTTCCGCCGGGTGGCTCAGGCTGGATGGGATAAGCGAAACTCTGTGGCTTGATCGAGTTACACACTTTACGCCCGGATGGGGCGAATACCATCCAACCGGGGGCGCGACCGGCCAACGCGCAACACCTCTTCCAAGCCATGACCACTCTCTCAAACCTCATCAGCGCCCTGATCATCGTGGAGTCCTCCGGCAATGATCAGGCCATCGGCGACAACGGACGCGCCCTAGGGCCACTGCAGATCCACCGCGGTGTGGTGCTCGACGTGAACCGGATCACCGGGAGCAACTACCGGCACTCCGAGATGACCAACCGCGTGGCGGCCCGGGCTGTGTGCGAGGCCTACCTGCGGCACTACGGCCGCGGCAAGACCACCGAGCAGCAGGCCCGGATCTGGAACGGTGGACCGACTGGGGACCGGAAGACAGCGACCGAGGGCTACTGGCGGAAGATTGAGGCACAACTCAAGAAAGGATCTAAATGAACACACAAATTGAGAACTATATCATCCGAGCAGCGGAACGCGGACAAAAGAGCAAACTGCCTCCACTGTTTATTGATAAACTAATAGACAGATCAGGAATTGATTTTCATTATTTGGACGGAACACTTAATGCTACAAGTAATCGGCTCAACATAGCTTCTGCAGTGAATGAGGTTAAAGATGGAACTCAAGAGATAGTGTCCAACACCATTGGGTTCCTGCACACCAAGAAAGCATCAAGTGTGTGTCTCAGGGGTAAGCAATACGCGAAACACGTATGCCAAATAGCAATGGGCATTCTAGGCACGGACGCTTTCATACTGTTAACATCGACATCTAATGACGGAGTAAATTGGAATGTGTTTAATAAGTACAACGCAGATATGTCGAATCAAGATTGCATGGGAGCAAAATTATCCTTGATCGTGCCAACAATGAGCGGTTTCCAGTGTTTTATTGAATACTGTTGGACAGTAGAAATAGCCTTTGAAACAGGATCTCAGCCAATCGCGTGTTCTGTTACTGAAGAGATGTTAGACAACCTGTTGTCGTTGAGGAGCAAACCGCCGGGTGTGAGTAAGCTGCAATCTGTGATAACAGAAGTGTCTCATCACACCAGAAACGGAAGAAACGTAAGAAGGCATATGCGAGGATATACTGACCATTTGTACAAGGGATGCATCATGCGTGTAATACCGCCGATTAATTCGATTCTGTCTTTGCCTGACACTAAGAAAGGGGCAGAACTCAAAAGTTTGTTTCTCCAATAACGTGGCAATGAAACCGAAAACCATCAACGTGACACCCACCACACACAAGGCCCTGCGCGACTACTGCCTGCAGACCGGCTCCAAGCTGCAGGCCATCGCCGACAAGGCCATCCTGTCCTGGCTGAGAAAGGCTGCGAAGTGACCAGGATACTTGCCATCGACCCGGGCATGAGCGGCGGCCTGGCCTACCTGGGCGCCTCGGGCATCATCCTCAACAGTATGCCAACCACCGACCAGGACATTAGCATCCTAGTGAGCGACAGGCTGGCCATCAGCGACGTGGTCTACATCGAGAAAGTCGGCGGGTACGTCGGCGGCAAGGGCGCCCCGGGCAGCTCGATGTTCAACTTCGGCTACAACGTCGGCTTCCTCCACGGCCTGATCGCAGCCTCGAAGACCCGGGTGATCGAGGTGCCGCCGCAGCGCTGGCAGAAGACCATCGGGGCCGGCACCAAGGCGACCCACGGGGCGAAGTGGAAGGCCCACCTGAAGGGCATCGCGCAGCAGAGGCAGCCCCGCCAGGTGATCACGCTGAAGACGGCCGATGCGGTGCTGATCCTGGAGCACGCCATGATCTCGGAGGGATTGAAATGAGCGTGAAGATCTCAAACTTCATCAATGACCCGTGGCGAGCCATTGCCATGGATGCCGAGCGCCGCGGTTCAGAAATCACCAGCAAAACAGGAATCCGAGTCGAAGGCACCGGGACGATACTGATCGGCCTGTGCGACGTGATCCGTGAAATACAGGAACGCATTCAAAAACTGGAGGGCATCAAGTGATCAGCAAGAAAACGATTACCAGCGCCGTGGCCGCGGGCTGGATCTCATTCCCGGAGCCCAAGGCCCGGGAGCTGTCGAGGAACTGGGCGCAGCCGTTCGAGGCGTTCGACAGCGAGCTGGCCTACCGGATGTGGGACAACGGGGCCGACACCGACACGGTGGCCCGGGCCATCGGCTGCAAGCGGCGGTTCGTGGCACAGATCATCAAGCACCACAGACGATGAACCTCAAACCCAAACGTCCAACCCCAAAAACCTTTGTGGTCAGCGACGACACGCACAAGCGGCTGAAGGACTACGCAAAGATGAAGGGCTACAAACTCCAGTACATCGCCGATGAGGCTGTCAGTGAATACCTCAAGCGGAAGGAGCAACCATGAGCAAGCAAAACGACAATGAGGAATACCGTCTGACATTTAAAGGACTGCTGTCCATTTACCTACCGGAGAAGACAATGATTGAGGTCTACAACACAATCGAGCTGTCCTGCCGTCGGAATGGCTGGGGCATCGCAATCGACGAGGAAAACAAATTGGACTTCGTTCCGATGGTGAAAGCGGAGGAGGCGAAATGAACCAACCAATCAACGACGGAGGACACGCATTCCCAACTTTATTTATTGAACCAGACTACGGATCTGGCTACCGCGGCATGACCCTGCGCGACTACTTCGCAGCGGCGGCGTTGAAAGGACAAGCGCATCGCTTCGCACACCCTCACGAATACCGCGAACTTCTAGCGCAAGATTGCTACGACATAGCCGACGCAATGCTCAAAGCGAGGGAGGCCAAGCTGTGAGCGAATACGAATGCACTGAGCATTTGCTCGACGAGATTCAGCGTCTCCGCGAAGCAAACTTTCAACTTCGAGAAGGTGCGGAGGAGCAGAAGCAGCGCATCAAGCGGCTGGAGGAGGCAGGTGATGCGATGGTCGATAAAGGATGGAATGAACCACACCTAGCTGGTGAATGGCGCAAAGCCAAGGAGGCCAAGCTGTGAGAACCCCAATCGAAATACTGGTGAAGGCCATGCACATTCTTGCCAACGACATCCAGTCAGACGATGGCGTAGCCAACGCTGCAATCTACGAAGCTGCCCAGCGCTTGGAAGAACAGAACCAGCGCATCAAGCGGCTGGAGGAGGAGAACAACGAACTCCGAGCAGAAGAGGCTCGTTTGTTGAACACCAATGGAGAACTGGAAAGACGCATCAAGCGGCTGGAGGAGGCTGTTGAGGCATATCGAACAGCATACACTCCAGACGGACATGTCGCCCCGCACGACTGCTTTGCGACGGGTCCGATGACTGGAAACCCAATTCAGGATCTTATCGCGTGTCCCGGTTGTTGGGCGGAGCGCAAAGCCAAGGAGGCCAAGCTGTGAGCGTTGAACAACGAATCCTTTTCATAGCGGAGTCTCCCGATTGCAACCATCCACGCGAACTCCGCGCAATCGCTCTCGAAGTTCGGAAGCGGGAGGATCGGATCAAGCAACTCGAAGACCGCATCCACCGAGCAGCATCAGCGTTCTTCCGAGACGGATCGGACGGTCATGTTGCGAGTCAAATGCTTCAGATTCTGGAGGAGGAGAGGGGGAAGGTGTGAACCCATTTACTTGGTATCGCAACTGGCGCATCCGCCGCATGGAAGAGCGCATCGCTTTCCTTGAAGCGTACTGCAACTCATTCCACGACAGCAATGGGTCTGTCCACTACAACATTGCCGACAGGCACGATCTGTTCAGCAAGCGAGCCAAAGTCGCCCAGCTTCGCAAGCGGGTCTATCACCTCATGGAGTTTTGAATGAACATACCTCCAGCCCTATCAGTCGCGTTCGTTTACAAGCACACCATGACCAGCGAGGTGCTTGTGGTGGACATCGACCGCGCACGGGAACTCGACGCAGCCAGACCATACTGGCAGCACGTTTCAACCGTGAATCCCATCTCCATCCTGCAACTCATCGTCCAATCGAAGGGACGCGAGCGAACCAAGATCATCAAAGAACTAAGCGAGATACCATGATCACCAAACTCCACGAACTCCCCAGCGATCACCCGCTGCGGAACACGGCGATCCAGCACATCGACGTGCGGATCAAGTGCCGGCACAGCGGGACTACTCGGGATCCGCGCACCTGGCGCATCAAGAACGACACCTACAATAGGCTGTGCGACACCTGGCAGAACAACTTCGATTTCATCATCCAACCAACAGCATGAGCGAGAACACAGTGGCCAAGAAAATCAAGCAGGGCGACGGCGTCTACTGCATCAGCAAGCAGCAGGCCGGCGCGATCTACAAGGCGGCCCGGGACTACAAGGTCGATGACGTCAGCTACTGGCGGCGAAAGCGGGGAAAGGCCAGCAAGTGATCACCGACCGAGACGTGGCCCGGTGCATGGTCGAGTACGGCGGGAGCTTTGTCAGCAAGCTGGGTGCCGCGGCACTGGCCGCCGACCCAAGCAACCTGAAGAAATTGCGGGATGCCTTCCCGGACTACTGGGCGAACTACGCCCGGATGGCACAACAACTTTTCGAGGTCGAGAAACAGGCCTCGGTTCAACACAACAACAACAACAACATAAAGTAAGACGATATGATTATCAGTGCAACAGGCGGTAAGAAGGACTTCGCGCCGTGCCCCGAGTTCTCGGGCCGGGCGGTGTGCGTGGACGTGTCTCCTCTCAAGGAGTACGAAACGCAATACGGGGTGAAGCAGAAGTTCAAGTTCGTGTTCGAGATCGACCTGCCGGACGACACCCGCGACCCGGTGCAGCCCTGGGTGGTGATCACCAAGCCCATGGTGCCCAGCCTGCATGAGAAGGCGGCGCTGACCAAGTTCCTCAAAGACTGGTTCGGGCGGAAACTGACCGACCAGGAGAACAAGAGCTTGGATCTTGAGAGCCTTCTGGGGCGCCCGGCCAGCATTGTCATCGGGCACGAGCAGAGCGAGGACGGCAGCAAGACCTACGCGAACATCAAGTTGATCATGCCCCACAAGGTCGGGGAGGCATTGACCCCGAGCGGGCTGTGGGTGCGGTTTCAGGACCGGCCTGCGAAGGATGGTGATGGGAAGGCAGCGCCGGCGACGGGGGACTCGAGCTTCCGCAAGACCTCGGGCGGCGGGCAGCCGGCAACGGATGACCCGTCGAAGGTCAAGGTCCACGTCGGGAAGCACAAGGGCATCGAGCTCCGCGAGCTGACCGAGGAGAGCATCACGAGCCTCATCGAGCACTGGCTGCCCAAGGCCAAGGCCGAGGTCAAGCAGACCGCGGACGACAAGCGCCTGATCGGGGCACTGGTCTGGTATCAAGAAAAGTTCAAGGCAGCCGAGGAAGCGCAGATGAAGCTGGAGCAGGATGACATCCCCTACTGAGCATGAACCCGACCAAGAAGAAGTACACCAAGGTGGCTCACCTCATCCCGGAGGTCATGCAGATGAAGGCCGAGGGGAAGTCCATCATGGAGATCGGCCAGATCATGGGGCTGACCAAGCAGCGCATCAGCCAGATCGCACGGGCGGCCCAGACCAAGGCCGACATCCAGGCGCAGTGGGGCTGGCCCTTCACCACGCGCACATTCAATATCCTGGACCGCATGGCGGTGAAGGATAAGGACGAGGCCCTGAGCCTCTACACCTCCGGGCACCTGCATCCCAATGCCGTCACAGGCTTCGGATGGAAGAGCTACGGCGAGATCTGCGAGTGGCTGGCCGTGCCGGTGCTCCTAAAACGGCCCAAGCAGCCCAAGCTGTGCCCGCACTGCGGTAAGCACATCATCTGACAACTTTCCCGGGCAGCCTGTTGCTGTCGGGGACTCATGGACAACAAGCGGGGGGTGCGCATCCGCTGACAAACGCACATTAAACTTTTTCATACTATGCCAGCAAACCCACGTATTTACTTCGACATCGAAACTGGACCGCTTCCTCCTGGGGAGTTGGTCATCCCCCCGTTTGACCCGAGCCAGGTCAAGCTGGGCAACATCAAGAACCCGGACCTGATCGCTGAGAAGATCAGGGCAGCCGAGGAGAACCACGCCAGCGACTACATCAAGAACGCAGCCCTGGATGCCCTGAGCGGACAGGTGCTGGCCATCGGATACCGTGTCGAGCACGAGCAGCCCGCGGTGCTCTGTGCCGATGCGGATGGCGAGAAGGCCATGCTGCTGCAGTTCTGGGCCCTGCTCGACAGCTTCGAGCGCAAGCCGCAGATGATCGGGTTCAATGTGAAACCGTTCGACCTGCCGTTCCTGTTCAAGCGGTCCTGGAAGCACCGGCTGACGGTGCCCTACTGGATGCGCAATGGCAGGTATTGGACCGACCTGATCGTGGATCTGCGCGAGGTTTGGCAGCTAGGCGACAGCCGGGCGCATGGGAGCTTGGCTGCGATATCCAGGCACCTCGGGCTGGGCGACAAGGCCGGCAACGGGGCGCACTTCCACGAGCTGTTCAGGACCAACCGTCAAGCAGCACTTGACTATTGCCTGCGCGACGTGGAACTCACCCAGAAGGTCTCCGACATCCTCATCCCGACCTACTGATCCGATGATTACGAGCCCGTCTGTCCATGTGATCGAGGACGACTTCGATCCGACGCCCGAGGACCGCTTCATGGTCTGGGCAAAATCGTTTGGGAACGTCTTCCTCACAGGGCAGGCGGGCACAGGCAAGTCCACGCTGCTGCGGGAGTTCCTCAGCAGGGTGGAAGGAGTCCGGGATGTGGCCATCACGGCCCCGACAGGCATCGCCGCACTGAATGTGGGAGGGACCACCGTGCACCGCTGGTGCGGGATGCAGTTGGGGCCACAGGATGGCGAGGACTTCCTGCAGGCTGCCGAGCGGCTGGAGGAGCAGCCTTCGATTCATGGCGCCCGCAAGCGGGTGCGGGGCACCGAGGTGCTGGTAGTTGATGAGATCAGCATGATGGCGGGCCGGCACCTCGACTTTCTGAACTACTGGGTCAAGCGGATCAGAGAAGACAGCCGGCCTTTCGGTGGGTTACAGGTTATCTTCCTGGGGGACTTCCTGCAGTTGCCGCCGGTCAGGACCGACCAGAGCAAGCCCTATGATTGGGCGTTCAGGAGCGAGGCCTGGGAAGAGGCTGACTTCAAGACGATTAAACTCGAGAAGGTGCGACGGCAGAATGACCTGCCTTTCATCGAGATGCTGAGCGGGTTCCGCGTGGGCAGGATGAAGCCGCGGGATAACCAGTTGCTGCGCAGTGCGCTGAGGATGAACCCGCCGGAGCACATCACCCGGCTGATGACGCACAATGTGCAGGTGGACAAGTGGAACAACTACCGGCTGAGCAGTATTGATGGCCCGATTGCCGTGTTCGATGCCGAGGTGAAGGGCGTGGACCAGGCCGTGGAGTTCGCCACCAAGAACATGAGCACGCCGCGGGTGCTGCAGTTGAAGCCCGGGGCTGCGGTTATGTTCACAGCTAATGATGCGGAGCAGGGTTTCTACAATGGGCAGGTGGGCCGGGTGATTGAGTTCCGGGGCAGCGACATCGTGGTCGAGACCCGCGGTGAGAAGATTTCACTGGGCCGGCGCAAATGGTTCTTTGAGTCGCTGGGGGTGACCGTCCAACAATACCCGCTCCGATTGGCCTACGCTATGACCATACACCGGGCGCAGGGACTGACCCTGGATGCCGCGAGGATTGATATCAGGGCGGCCCGGGAGCCCGGGCAGGCCTACGTGGCGTTGAGTAGGGTGCGGACGCTGGGCGGGATCTACCTGACCGAGTGGCCGAAGGGCTGGTTTATCAGCGAGGAGGCGTTGCGGTTTGAAAGGCGCGAAGAGGTATGATGACGACGCAAGAGATCGAGGGTTGGCTGGGCACGCCGCTGTTCCTGGTGCCGCAGAGCCCGGGGACCAAGATCCCGATGGTCAAGTACACCCAGGAGACCATGGAGAGCACCAAGAGGGACGTGTACCGGGTGATGTTGGAGCACGGGAACGTGGCGGTGAGGCTCGGGGAGTTTTCTGGGGGGCTGTGCGCCATTGACTTCGACGATGATGGCAGTCTGGAGGCGTTCCTGAAGGTCAACCCGGTGCTGCAGGGAAGTGCGCGGTGGAAGGGCAAACGCGGGGCGCAGATTGGTGTGCGGGTCACGGGCAAGTACCCGGGGCCATGCGCGGAGCGGAGCACGACCGAGATGGTGCAGGTGGGTGATAGGCTGCTGGGCAAGCCGCTGTACGAATGGCGCAGCACCGGCAACCTGAGCACGGTCAAGGGTCTGCATCCGAGCGGGTGCGAGTATAGCGTGCTGGTGGACAGGCCGCCGGTGGCGCTGGAGTTCAGCCAGATACGGTGGCCCGAGGGCTGGCCGGCGCCAGGCAGCCGGGACGAGATCGCGCAGTTGATCCGGCAGCATGGCGTGCCCTGGACGTTCGGCAGGAGCGGCACCGGCAATCTGCAGGCGCCGTTCTTCGCGGCCTATATGGCGCACAAGGAGCGGTTCCTCTTCGATGCGGTCACCGGGATGCACTACTGGTATCATGGGGACCGCGGGATCTGGATGAGCATGAGCCGCGAGGAGATGGCGCAGAAGGCCCTGGAGACCGCCAGGCGCGTTCTGTTGGACCAGGTGGCCTCTACGGAGGACCCGAGGCTGCCGGCGCTGCTGACGAGGTTGACGGCGAGTTTCGCGGATCAGGTGGTGGATTTGATTGGGCGGCTGCAGGTCGAGCGCAATCCGTTCTCGAGGCCCGACAGCGTGGTCCACTGCTCCAATGTCATGGTGGACCTACGGGCTGCGCCGTATGAGATGCACGGGTTTGGGCCGGAGTGGATGAGCAGGAACCAAACGCCGGTGCGGTATGTCCAGGGTGCGCACAGCCCGATGTGGCAGGCCTTCCTGAACCATGCGCTGCCCGAGAAGGATGACCAGATGCTGCTGCAGCGTTGGGGCGGCCTGGCGCTGCTGCAGAGGAACAGGCCGCAGGTCATACTGCTGCTGACGGGCACGGGTGGCGGCGGGAAGAGCACGGTGGCCGGGTTGGTGAGGCGGTTGGTGGGTGATGAGAACTGCAGCGAGCTGAGGACCGCGCACCTGGGGAGTAGGTTTGAATTGGCCAACTTCCATGACAGGACACTGCTGATCGGCAGCGACGTGCCGCCGGACTTCCTGAGCTGCGAGGAGAGCCAGCAGCTCAAGGCGCTGACGGGCGGCGACAGGTTGAGCGTGGAGTTTAAGGGGAAGTCGGGCGCCAAGGCCGTGGTGGGCGACTGGAACGTCATTGTGACTGCGAATAGTCGGCTGAAGGTCAACGTGCAGGGGGACTTGGGTGCGTGGTCGAGAAGGTTGCTCCTGCTCGACTTCAGCCAGCCCAAACCCGAGAAGGTGATCCCCAACTATCACGACGTGATGATTGAGCGGGAAGGTAGTGGGATATTGAACTGGTTCCTGGAGGGCGCGGAGGATCTGTGCCGGGTCATGCAGGCCGGCAGGCCGTTCCCGGTTACCGAGAGGCAGCGCGGCATGATTGATAATCTATTGAGCGAGAGCGACAGTGTTAGATACTTTGTCGTTAATCATGTAAGGGGCAGCAGTATGTCGTCGGATTGTATCACTACTGAGGAACTGTATAGTGCCTACATGACGATGTGTAACAACAAGGAATGGGGGCCGGAACCGGAGAAGCGCTTCCAGAAACGTGCCGCTGAACTGATGCTGGAGATACACCAGGCGATCCCGTCGAACCACATCCACCGTAGCGACGGTCAGCAACAACAGTCCCGAGGCTATATGAAAGTAACCTTGACCGCATGAAAAACACTGGATTGGTCAAGCGTTGTCAAGCGTTTGGGACGGGGGACGGCACTTCTCAACTCGGTGCAAGGAGTGTAAAAGTGGGTATAAGGTGCTTCAAGGTAGGAATGGAGTTGGAAAATGCCGTCCCTCCCGTCCCAAACACTAGACACCGCTTGACCGTGGCAGGCCTACGCAAAATTGGCTCGAAAATGGTCGGGCAATGCCCAGCCTGTGCCGAGGTAGGCGGGGACAAGCAGCGCAACCACCTCGTTGTCCAGGCAGACGGGAGGTTTGGTTGCGTTATCCACCCCGGCGCCCAAGGCAAGGCACATAGGCAACGCATATTTCAGCTTATAGGAGACAAAAGCGGCAAGGGGAGGCAGCACTTGCCCGCAACACCATTAGACATCTCACTGTTATGACAGTAACAAACACAACGAAACTATTATCAGAGGCACCGTATCTTGTGAAGATAGGCGTGCAGCGTGGCTGGCTATCGTATCCCAAAGGCATGGCGTTTAAGGAGGACGGCACGCCCGACCCGGTGATGCAGGATGAACCCGAAGTCATCGAGCAGAGGCACACACCCGACCTGGCTCGCAAGGCCTACGACCTGCGGGACCGCGGGCTGTCGCTGAACGATGTAGCAACAGCCTGCCAGGTGCCCCGAGGCAGCGTGGTCTACCTTATCACCAAGGGCCATGAGCTCTACCTCGCAAGCCAACGGAAGGACATTGAACCATGACCGCAAACAAGGCAGAATCCCCACAGATGGAAGATCCATTCATTTACGCACCGCAGCCGACCAGCAAGGTGCAGGCAGTAACCCAGGCAGGCACCAGGCCTTCCATCCATGTCTCGCTTTACGCCTACGGTGGCATCAGTGCTGCGTGCATGATGTCCTGGGTCGACCTGACGGCTACGTTCGCCCGTAGTGACAGGCAGACCGATCTGCGCACCATCCGGGAGGATGCCCTCATTAGCCGCTCCCGGTGCCGTGCCACCAAGTGGTTCTTGGACTCGGGCAAGGATGTGTGGGTGCAGCTCGACCACGACATCGAGTTCGCCGCGGCCGATGTGGTCCGCATGGCCGAGTTGGCCCATGAGCACCAGGCAACCGTCTGCATCCCCTACTCATGCCGCTCACTGCCCGCCAGGCCGGCCCTACGCCCGAAGGTGGAGCACCTGCAGGCCCTGAAGCATCAGGTGAATGACGCTGAGTGCGCCTCTGAGCTGGTGCCCATCACCATGTTCGCATCGGGATGCCTCGCAATCCCCCGTAAATGCCTTCTGGCGACGCTTGAAGCGCTGGAAGGGTCAGGAGTGCAGAACCCCTACAAAATCGACTGGTGCGAGGATGTGCGCGTCGAGCGCTTCCCGACCCTGTGGATGCCCCTGGCCATGGAATCCATGCCCGGTAAACTCGAGTATCTCAGTGAGGATTACGCAGCCGCGGTCAGGATGACCCTGGCCGGAGTGAAGCACTACTCCATGAAGCCCAAGAAACAGCTCAACCACTGGGGAGAGTTCCCCTTTAGCTTTGCGCCTTATGCCGGGTAAGAAGACAAGGGCGTCACTGAATGATGTGGCGGCAAAGGCCGGGACAGACAGAAACCGCGTAACGTGGGCACTGCGTGATGACCCCAAGCTGCCCAAGGAGTTCAAAGACAAGATCAAGAAGGCCGCAGAAGAGGTTGGTTACGTCAAGCCACCGACCAACCAACACCCAAACTCTAAGCTAGACCAAGACAAGGCTGACAAGATTGTGGAGGGTATCGTGGCCAACAAGTCACTTGCCACCATTGCTTCAGAGACAGGGTTGAGCGAGCACACCGCCTTCAAGTACATCAGGGGAGTCAAGGTACCGGTCGATTATCCAGAGAATGAGGAAGACTGGCGGAAAGACGTCACTGGGTTCCTGGAGGTCGCAATCTGGAAAGGAACGAGGCGATTGGCTCAAGAATCAATGGCTTTCATTGATGACCGTAGCTTACCCGTATCAGTAGCCGTGCTAACAGACAAGCTGGCTACGATCAAAGGCCAGCCCACCAGCATCCACCTCGCCATGACCGCCTCTGTGAGCCACCGCGACCTGATGAAGGACCTCAAGGAGCGCGATGTAACCCCCGTCAACGACGAGCAGATCCCAGACGGTGCTAACCTCTGAACTTAACCAAGGGTTCGATTCCCTGTACGCAGCATTGCCCCTGTTTGCAGGGCTTTCGAGCTGCATCAACCGCCAGTGCTAACGTCAGTGCTAACAAACGGTTCGATTCTGGTGGTCGCTGCCCCCATCCAAGGTACGATAAAATGGATTATCAGTCCCAGATTGACACCCGCCCGCAGCACCCGCCCGCGGCGCCCAGGCAAGCACAAGGCAGCCACCGCCCCCCCGGGGGAGGGGGTCGGGCATTCCGCGGCGACGGTAAAAGTCGACGGGTTCCCCAAAACGAAAAATATTGATAAATGAGCCAACCACTCTGCCTCACCTGCTCCAAGCCCTTCGATATCATCAAGCAGCGCGAAGGCCCCAAGCAGAAGCGCTTCTGCACCGAGGCCTGCAACACCATTTGGTGGAACGACCAGCCGCAGCACCCATTCCTACCCAAGATCGACGCCTCGCACCCCCGCGCACTCGAGCTCAAGCAGAAGCGCACCCAACTTGTCCTCCTCGAAAAGGCCGATCCCTACACCTACGGCTACATCCCGGACCACTGGGAGATCGCCAACACCGAGTTCCAGGCCACCCAGGAGCTCCTCATCTCCGGCGGCAACCGCGCAGGTAAAACCCTCTGGGCCGCACGCCGCGTGGTGCAAACCCTCCTCGAAAAGGAAAACGCATCGGTCCTCTGCTGCCACACAAGTCACGCCACCTCGGTCACCGTCCAACAGCCCGCGATCTACAACTACCTGCCTGTCGCCCTCCGGGCCACCAAGAAGGGCCGCATTCACTACCTGAACTACAGCCGCAAGAATGGCTTCACCGACGGCTCATTCATCCTACCCAACGGTTCTCGCTGTGACTTCCTGAACTACACCCAATCCGAGAACACCATCGAGGGCCGCGAGGCTGACCTGATCTGGTGCGACGAGCTGGTCCCCCAATCCTGGGTAGACACCCTCCGCTACCGCCTGATCACCCGCCGCGGCAAGCTCCTGGTCACCCAGACCCCCCTTGAAGGCGTAGCATCGGTCTACAAGGAGTTCACCGCCGGCTCCTCAATCTCCGCTTTCCACGACGCCGAGCTCATCAAGGGCAAGCAAGCCCTACCCACCTGGCCCCTCGGCAAGGCCGCCCGCACCATGGTGCAGCCCCAGACCAACCGGCGTACCGTGTTCTTCTTCTCGGAGGACAACCCCTACAACCCATTCGACGAGATGAAGAGCAAGCTGGTCACCTCGCCTATGGGGCAGATCCTGACCCGGGCCTACGGCTGGGCCTCGGACAACATCGGCAAGGCCTTCGCCCGTTTCCGCCCCGATATCCACTGCATCCCAGCCTCCAAAGTGCCCCCGGGCGGCACCCTGTACATGGTCTGCGACCCTGCCGGCGCCCGGAATTGGTTCTGCCTGTGGCTTCTGGTCTACGAGGACGGCAAGCGCATCGTGGTCCGTGAGTTCCCGGACTTCAGCAACTACGGCGAGTGGGCCCTGCCATCCGAAAAGCCCGACGGCAAGCTCGGCCCCGCCCAAACCCTAGACGCCGGCCGGTCAATCTCCGAGTACCGCACCCTTTTCCGCCAGATCGAATCCGAGCTTGGCTACGGCGAGCCCGTGATGCGCCTGATCGACCCTAAGGCCGGTGGTTCCCCCGCTCTCTCCGAGGCCGGCGGCACGACCCTCATCGACCTCCTGGCCGAGTCCGACAACCCCCTCGACGAGCCCATGGCATTCATTCCGGCACCCGGCGTGCCCGTCGACCAGCGCACCAGTGCCATCAACTCGCTCCTCTCCTACGACGCCACCCAGCCCCTCACCCCGCTCAACGAGCCCTCGCTCTACATCACCGACAACTGCGCCAACCTTACCTACGCACTCTCCGAGCACACCGGGCGTGACGGGCAGAAGGGCTGCACCAAGGACCCCATCGACTGCCTGGGGATGCTTTTGGTCTCCGGTCTTGCGTTCGTAGGCCATGGGGGCTTTGATTGTCGCGGCGGCGGCGGATACTAAACCATTTCACTATGCAAGGAGATTCCTACAAGCAGGCAACCGACGTGATGGCACGGGTCGGCGACGAGCCCAATGTCAGCGCACTGACCGAGGAGCTGCGGCGCTCGGCCACCGACTACGGCGTCTTCGCCCGGGTCGAGAATGCCGAGAATGTGCGCTACTGCCGCTGGCCTGGGCAGACCGACGACGGCAAGAAGTGGAATGATGCCAACCGCAACAAGCCGGCATTCCCCTGGGACGGTGCCTCCGACACCCGCATCCCGCTTGCCGACGAGGTGATCAACGGCCTCGTGGACCTCTGCAGCACCTCCTTCTGGCGCTCGATGCTCCGCGTCAGCCCCACCAACATCAGCCAGCTCGACCAGGCCGTCACCGCGCACAACCTGATGGACTGGACGGTCAATGCGAAGATGTACAATGACCTAACCCGCGAGGTCGAGCTGCTCTCCCAGTACCTCTGGACCTACGGCTGGGCCGGCGTGCACGTCACCTGGCAGCAGGAGATGGGTCAAAAGGAGCAGTACCTGACCATGGACCAGATCATGGCCCTGGCCGCCCAGTCCCCCCAAGACTCCATCCTGGCCGACCTGCCCAACCTCATCGCCAACCCCGAGGCCGACGACCAATCCGCGGAGCTCCTCCTCTCGGCTTTCCCCAACCTGCGTAAGCGCCGGGCCTTGAAGGCCATCCGCGACCTGCGCACCGATGGCGAGTGCGAGTTCCCCATCCCCACGATGGTCACGAACAAGCCCATGGTCGCAGCCCTGGCCCCCTACGACGAGCTGGTCTTCCCGCCCGAGACCACCGACATCCAGTCCGCCCGGGTAGTCTTCCGCCGGTTCTACATGACAGAGGCCCAGCTCCTGAACAAGGTCGAGACCGAGGAGTGGGACGCCGAGTGGGCCCAGGAGGCCATCAACACGATGGGTCGCTTCAGCGACTACTCGGCCTACACCTACGGCGCCGTCGGCCTGGCCGAGAACTCCATCCTCGACCGCGAGAACCTGATCGAGGTGGTCTACGCCTACCAGAAGTCAATCGACTCCGACGGCATCCCGGGCGTGTTCTACACCGTTTTCAGCCCCCAGGTGGGCGACAAGTGGGGCTACTTCGAGGCCCTCGACTACGCGCACGGCCAGTATCCCTTCGTCATCTGGCGCTCCGAGCTCATCCACCGCCAGATCACCGAGAGCCGCGGCGTTCCCGAGGTCTGCTCGACCTGGCAGCACGAGGTTAAGGCCCAGCGCGACTCAATCTTCGACTACACGTCCCTGGCCACTCTCCCGCCCATCGAGGTCCCCAAGACCCGCGGCGGCAACCTCAAGATCGGTCCCGCCATCCAGATCCCGGTCCTTCGCCGCGGCGAGATCGGCTTCCTGCAACCGCCCGCCCGGGAGCCCGGTGTGGCCTTCCAACTGATCGCAGCCATCGAGGCCCAGACCGACCGCTACTTCGGCCGCCCGACCGAGAAGGTCCCCCCGGTGATCACCCAGATGCGCCAACAGCGCCTGATCAACAACTGGCTGCACGGCTGGACCGAGGCCTTCCGCCAGGTCCTTGCACTCACCCTCCAATACATCGGGCCCGCCGAGATCCAGCGCATCACAGCCTCGGCCACCCCGCTCCCGCCCGACATTCAGGACTTCGACGTGATGCTGAAGTTCGACATCCGCGAGCTCTCGACCGACCTGGTCACCGAGAAACTCAAAGCCATCTCCACCCTCGTCCTGCCCCTCGACACCGCCGGCGTCATCGACCGCGCCAAGCTCATCTCCGTCGCCCTCCGGGCCATCGACCCGACCCTGGCCAGCGAGCTGGTGATGCAGCAGGGCCCCGCCGCGCAGAAGATGTTCAACGAGACCAACGACGAGATCGCCCTCATGTCCCTCGGTAATCCGCCCCAACTACGCGAAAACGACCCCACCGCGCCCATGCGCCTGCAATTCAGCCAGCAAGTCCTGCAATCCAACCCGAAGTACCAGGCCCAGCTTCAGCAGGACCCGCTCTTCCAGGCCAACCTGCAGAAGTACATTGAGAACCTGCAGTTTAGCGTGCAGCAGCAGCAGAACGCCATCACCGGCCGCCTCGGAGTCCAATGAAACTGAACGACGAACAACTCTCGGAGGCCCTCTCAGTGTCCGAGGAGCACCCGGTGCTCAAGGCAATGGGCCAGGTCATCGACGACACGCTACGGGACGAGGTGCACAGCGCCATCCTACCATCACTTTCCGCGGAGGACCGTGCCTACAACGCAGGCCGGGCAGCCGCGATCAAGGATCTCATCGCACAAATCAGTGCGTTAAGAAACGGGAGGGAATTGACTTCCGGTCAGTTCTAGGCTCTCACTCACACAACGGCTTCTTGGTTGGCCTTAAACAACCATGGCGCAGCATACCCGGCTTGCAGGGTCTAAAAGCATGGACATCCCGACGAATACACAGGAAGCGAAACCTGCCCAAAACACGGCACAGCCCCCAATCAACCCGATGCAGTTCGACGAATCGGCGTTGGCGAAGCTACTGAAGACACGATTCAGCGGGGAGGAAGAGAAGGCATCAGCCGTCGAGCGACAAGTGCCGGAGCCGGAAGCCACTTCCGTGGACGATCAGGCCGAGGATGCGGAGCCGACCGCAGAACAAACGGACGCCCAGGCCGAGTCGCCTGAGCAGGAGGTTCTTTCCGAGACCGAAGAGAACAGCGACGAGGAATCGCTGGGCTACCGCAAACGCATCGACAAGCTCACGCGCCAGAAGAAAGAGGCGCTGGAGAAGGCCGAGGCGCTCGAGCGGGAGCTCAACGACGCCAAGACCAAGCTGGAGCAGACCAACGACAGGCCGACCGCGGTGCAGTCCGCTGCAGACCCGTTTGCCGATGTCTGGGAAGTGTCCAAACTCAACGATGAGTGGAGCAAGGCCCGGAATCTTAAACGGTGGTGCGAAGACAACATCGACGGCTGCGAAGTAGAGGGCAAGGAGTACAGCGCGGAGGACGTGAAGCAGATCAAGCGGCGTGTAGAAGACGCCATCGACCTGCACATACCAACCCGTGCCCGCTTCCTGCAGAACTACCAGCAGATCAAGCCTATCGCCGAGACGCTCTACCCATGGTGGCGCGACCGTTCGGCTGCCGAGTACACCGAGGCGCAGGCCGTCCTGCGGCAACTGCCGCAGATTGCCTCACTGCCGGAGTACCAGGTGCTGGTCGGTGACTTCATTGCCGGGCGCAAGTTGCGTCTGGCGCAGGAGTCCGCCAAGGGCAAGCCATCTGCCACCCGCCCACTGGTCAAGGCACCCAGTCAGCCCGGTCGACCCACCGCAATCCCTGCAAAGAAGGATGCGGCCAAGGTCGGTCTGGATGCAGCCAAGTCGAAGTTCCGAAAGTCCGGGACGACCACCGAATTAGCCCAAGTACTCAAAAGGATGCTCTAAACCATGCCCCTACTTCAGCCCAACCAGGGCGGCTCTGTGCCGCTCGCTTCCACCTCGTCCGCCCGTGAAGATCTGGCGGACTACATCGCCATCGTCGACGCCAAGTCGACCCCGTTCGTGTCCATGGCCCCGAAGGGCCGTGACATCGGCAATATGCAGTTCTCTTGGCAGGTCGACAATTACGGCGCCCCTGTTCTCGGTGGCGTGCCGGACGGTACCGACGTGACCGTGTCCAGCGCCTCAAACCCGGTGGTCAACCGGACCCGCCTGAACAACTACGGCCAGGCCTTCCGCCGGGACCTGCGCATCGGTTTCATCGCCGAGACCCAGGAGGTCGCTGGTGTGACCGATGAGTTGGCCAACGGCATCGCCAAGAAGCTCGTTGAGATCAAGCGCGACATGGAGTCGACCTTCATGTGCACCAACCAGGCCGCCCAGATGGACACGGGTCCTGGTGGCAACGCCTACCGCACCGGCTCGATGGGTAACTGGTTGAACAACACCAACGCCGCCAACATCGGCGCGTGCGCCTCCGGTTCGCCCTTCCTGCCGGCTTCCGGCGCGGTCGACACCACCGCTGCGGCTTCCTTCACTGAGGCCACTGCCCAGAACGTGCTGACCGCTATCTACAGCGCCACCGGCACCTTCCGCGACTACGATTGTATCCTCGGCACCACGCTCAAGCGTGCGTTCACCAACCTCACCTCGTCTGGTGTTGCCAATCAAGTTCAGGTCGCCAATGCCAACAGCATTGCTGCCACCAGCGTCCGCACCTTCAACCAGGACCTGTCCAGCGACACTTTTAAGGCCTCCATTGATCTTTTCGAGGGAGACTTTGGACGGCTTATTTTGCATCCGACCCAATTTTTGGGGTCTACCACTGGCACCACGTTGACCGCCACGGCAACCAAGGGCTACGTCATCCCCATGGACATGGTCGAGGTCCGCTACGCCAAGCTGCCCCAGGTCAAGGATCTGCCCGACGCCGGCGGCGGCCCTGCCCGCCTCGTTGAGGCCATTGCCGGTCTCGTGGTGAAGAACCCGAGCGGTTTCGGCTTCTTCAACGGCGCCTAATCAGTCTACAATGGGGGAGGTCCACTCCGGGCCTCCCCCTCTTTCCTTTCTCATGGCTCACAATTCCGCATCCTCCGTCATCGCAAACGCTCTCGACGACCTGCCCGGCGAATTGCGCCGCGCCGTCATCAAGGAGTTCCAATCCGGCATCCAGCAGGACTGGGTGCAGGCTGGCATCCAGCAGAAGCGCATCGCCAAGGACTCGCAACGCGAGGTCCGCGCCATCGACGGCATCGGACGCCTACGGATGCGGATCGACCCCACTCTCTACCATGCCTGGGGCACCAAGTACGGGTACGATTGCTGGAAGGACTCCCAATTTTTGAAAGAGGTCGAGCGGGATAACCCCGAGGTGCGAGTGCGCTGCGGGGCTACACGCTTGCAGGTTGGATGGAGCGGTGGCACAAAACGCAGTAGTCAGAAGTTCACCCTATGAATGTCGGATCAAACCGCCAACTGGCCGGCGAATACGGTGGCCGGTACATCGACGCCTCCGCGGGCACTGTGACCGGCAACTGGATGGAGATCCACGCCGTCGCCACGTCCATCCTCGGCGCCGTCTCGTCCAACATCACCAACTTCCCCTCCGGCGTGACCATTCAGGCCGGCGACTCGATCTCGGGCGTCTTCACCTCGGTGGCTGTATCCTCCGGGGCGATCATCGCCTACAACCGCAAGTGGGTCTAAAATGCGTCTCGGTCTAGGACTAGGACTCGGCGTGCAGCAAGCCCTGGGTGGGGCTAGCGGCGGCGCCGACCTGCCTATCATCCGGCGCGACCTGCTGCAGGAGGACGACTTCTTCGTTCTCCTGGAGGACGGCATCGACAAGATCGTCATCACTTTCGGAACCTTTGATTCCCTGCTGCTTGAGGACGCCTCGTTCCTCCTGCGGGAGGACGACGGAAAACTCATTATTCAAGCAAACTAGCCATGGCAGACACAAAAATCACGGCCCTAGCGGCTATCACCACGGTTGATCCGGCAGCGGACGTGCTGCCGATTGTCGACATCTCGGACACGTCCATGGCGGCCTCTGGCACGACCAAAAAGATCACCAGCAACCAGATCCTGGGAGCAGGCGGCACCGCCACCCTCGCCTCCGCCACCATCACCGGCGATCTGACGGTGGATACCTCTACGCTGAAGGTTGATTCGACGAACAATCGGGTGGGTATTGGTACGGCGAGTCCGGCGACTCGCTTTGTTGTGAGCGGAGGCAGAACAGGATTATTTAGCGGAGATGTGTTCAGTCTGGCTCTTGCCCAAACAACCGGACAGGCAAATTATCTTTATCTCGGAACCGATGCGTCTGGAACGTTGTTAGTATCTGAATCTTCTGGAAACTCTGTGATGACGTTGAGTCAATCCGGTGTTTGCAACTGGCTCGACGGCGCAGGCGGCACTCGGATGACCCTCAACGCCAATGGACTCGGCATCGGAGTTACGCCGAGTGCTCAACTTGCTTCTTATAAGTCTTTTCAGTTTGGTATTGGTGGCAATCTAATTGGGCGTTCTGATAATTCAGGAATTGAACTTAGTTCTAACTCTTATCGAAACTCTGGTGGTAATTACATTTACCTAAACACAGCCACTGCTGCTTCTTACCGCCAATACTCAGGAGGCCACGAATGGCACAACGCTCCCTCCGGCACCGCTGGCACCGCCATCACCTTCACCCAAGCCATGACGCTGGATGCGTCGGGGAATTTGCTGGTGGGGACGACTGGAACAGTTGTTTCTTCCGATTCTCGTTTTCGAGTATCCGCTACGGCTGTCCCTGCGGTGGATGCCAAAACTACTGCTGCAACACAAGCGGTTGTGGATGAGTGGAACTCCGACACTTCTGGCGACAACCTATTCAATCGGTTTTGGACTGAATCTTCCCCCATCGCCTTTCGTGGATCAATCAGTTACAATCGAGCCGGTGGACTCGTTGCATATAACACGACATCCGACTATCGCGCAAAGGACATTATTGGACCTGTTTCTAACAGCGGCTCGCTCATTGATTCGCTGAAGGTCTATGTTGGAAAGATGAAGGGAGCGACGATTGAGCGTCCGATGCTGATCGCGCACGAACTTCAGGAAGTCGCTCCGTATGCTGTGAGCGGTGAGAAGGATGCGGTCGATGCTGATGGAAAACCGAAATATCAGCAGATGGATGCTTCCGCTTTGGTTCCGCTGTTGATCGCCGAAATCAAATCGCTCCGCGCTCGCGTTCAAACCCTCGAAACCCGCTAATTTATGACCATCCTCTGGCTCATCGAACGCCTCTTAGTCAAACCGACCGAAGGCTCCAACACGGACGTTGTGATTACCGCCGACTGGCGTTGCAACGGCACCGACGAAACCTACAGCGGCACCTGCTACGGCTCCTGCTCATTCGCTCCTCCGAGTGGTAGCTTCACTCCTTATGCCGATCTGACCGAGCAGCAGGTGCTGGACTGGTGCTTCGCAAACGGAGTCGATCAGAGCGCGATTGAGGCTAACGTCACCGCGCAGATCCAAAACCAGATCGACCCGCCGGTTGTAAGTCTGCCGCTGCCGTGGGTTCCGCCAGTGCCGGTTGTTGTTGCCGAGCCTGAGGTTGTTGCCGATGCTCCCGCCGCATGATCAAGATCGAACTCACTCCCCAGCAGTTCAACCAACTCTATGAGCTGCTCGTCATTGGAATGAAGGCCGGCAACGTGACCAACATGAAGGTCGGCCTTCCTCTGGTGGAACTCCTCGAAGCAGCAGCAGCCCAACACAAGCCCGAGTAGGACATGACCAACGATTCATCGACCAACGCCGTCACTGTAGCAATGAGCGCAGCCGCTGGCCTGACCGCTGCATCGTTGGCCCCTATCCTCACCCAGTGGGTCCAGCTAGGAACCGCCGTGCTGGGGTTCCTATGCATGGCCTACGGCACCTACAAACTGTTTTTCGGAAAATGAATCCCAACATCGCATCCCTCATCCGCCACGGCCTCACCGCCGCCGGCGGTTTTGTCATCGCCCGCGGCCTCGCTTCCTCCGAGCAGATCACCGAGCTGGTTGGGGCTCTGCTGTCGCTGGCCAGCGTCGGCTGGTCCATCAAGAGCAACCTCAAGAAGCCTGCCGATCCGAAGCAGTGAACTGGATCTACCAGATCCTGAAGGCCCTGCTCGATTGGTTTCGCGAGACCCCACCCACCGATATCCAACATGGAAAAGCTCCCGAGGCTCTCAAAGACGATCTGGCTGATCGCATTGCTGGACTGCCTCGGCTGCCAGATGACGAAGGTGGTCCTGGTCCCTTCCGGTGATCCCGTGATGCTCGCCAAGCCCACCAAGGCCAGCGTGTACGGATTCGACAAAGACAAGAAGCTGGTGGGACCGTCGACCGTGGTTCTTCCTGCGGGTTGGTATGTACTTCCAAAGCAATGAGAACCGTCACCTACGACTACGTCCTGCAACGCGCCTGTGAGCTCACTGGGCGCGTTTTCTCAACGCTGACCACCGAGGAGTCCAACTTCTTCCGCACGTTTATCTCCATGTCACTGCGGAGCGCCTGGGAGTGCTTCGATTGGCCCGAGCAGACGGTTTACCAGCAGGAGTTCTTCGCGCCGACCTATTCCTACTCGGCGACCTACAACGCCGGGGACGTGGTCTACTATCCGGTCGAGGAGAAGTACTACCAGTGGGTCAACATCACCCCGACTAGTGGCCAAACACCGACCATCAATGGTCCCAAGGGCTCACTCAACTCAATCTATTGGGCCGAGGCTCAACCCAGCTACGGCAACAACGACGGCAACTGGGACTTCAGCACCGCCTACACTGTCGGGCAGGTTGTGCTGTACCCGGTGACTCAAGAGCACTACCAGGCCTACGCTGTCCCACCGGCTGGAACCATCCCCACCAACACCGCCTACTGGGGCGTGCTGAACAAGTTCCTGCGCAACATCTCGCAGACCAACAACCCCGACGGCACGACCAGGGCTGTCCCCATCGGCGAGACCTTCTCGGTCTGGCCGGGCGACCCCCGCGTGTCCTGGCGCCAGCAGGAGGCCACCTACACCTTCACGGACGACGGCGTGCTGGTCGGAGATCAGTTGCCCTACGTCTGGCTGGAGTTCCGCAAGACCCCGCCGCTCCTGTCCAGTTCCGCCGAGGCCAGCGCCTACGCTTTCCCCTACCGCTTCTCGGAGATCTGCGCACTCAAGGCCGCGGGCCAGATGCTGCGGGTCGACGGCAAGATCGACCTGGGCAACCAGTTCTTGGAGTTAGGGGAGGTTGAGCTCACCAAGGAGATCGACAAGGTGGCACTGCAGGAGAAATATGTGCGCCAGATAATCGTGCCGTCCCGGTGATATGCCTGACCTGCCTCAAATCGGTGGAATCGACGATGGATTCGTTGGAGTGGTATCGCGCATTGACCCTGCGCTGATCCCGGCCTCCTACGTTTCCAACGCCGTCAACCGACGCTTCGAGGACCAGGTCATCAAGAACCGCTGGGGCATCGTACAGCCCAAGTGGGGCGGTCGATGGTCGAATGGGTCACGTATCGTCACGCTGACCGCCGGCTCCTCGGTAGGTGTGCCCGTCTCCGGCACCCAGATCCCGGCAAACTCTCAGGTGGTTTGCGACGTCGACGCCAACACCCAGATCTTTTCCAACGGCACGCTTTGTACACTGGACGACAATACCAACGCCACATTCAGCACTGCAGCGTTCAGCTTCTCACCGTCGCCCGCCAACAAAACGGTGCAGTTCTACGGCTCGACCGCTCCCTTCGAGGAGATCCTAGGCGTCCTGCCCTACCGTGACCCGGACACCGGCGCCAACGCCCTCCTGGTTGCAGTCAATGAGGCTCGGGCCTCCGACGGCGGCCAGGGCAAGGTTTGGTGCATCCGGCCCAATCAGTCGCCCGTGGAAGTGCCCATGAACGGGCACGACATCTACCTTCCTGTGCGCCTCATCCAGGCCACCAACGGCGTGGTCATGCTGCGCCCGGGCAATGCCCGGTACTACTTCGACAGCGTCATCGGCATCGTCTACGACTCCATCGACACCGAGGGCGGTGATGCGCTTCTGTGCGAAAGCGGTGCCCTGCTTTCCCAAGAGGCATCCACCGAGGTCACACTGAACGTGGTTCCTGACCTGGCTACCGGAGACATTGTGAATGTCGGCCAGGTTGGCAATGCTGCTCCCTTGTGGAATGCATCGCCCGGTTCTGGCCAGGGCTTTCAGCTCTACGTCAACGTGGTCAATCAAGAGGTCTCGCTGCACCTTACTCTCGCTGATGCTCGGGCCAAGACCAGCTCGCTGGCACTGAACCCGGAGAACAACGCCCGCTACTACATCGAGCTGGCCAGCAATACGACCGGCTACGACCTGGCGCAGGACATCGTCAACAACCTGAACGACGGGATGCCGATCCTGATGCAGAGCACGGCAACCAACCCGTCTGCGCTCGACGCCGGGTTCGACCGTATCCCGTCCACTCTTTCGATCAACAGTTCAGACGCTACCGCGGACACCATTGCGGTCTTCAACCACAACTTCATCCCGGGCGATCAGGTCACGCTGACCAACATTGAAAACGGTGGAGCCAACGTCACCAACAAGATCTACTACGTCTACCCGGTCGACAACAACACGCTGCGCCTGTTCTCGGGCACGACCGAGGAAACAGACTCGCTGAACGACGCCAATCGGGCAGTCATACAGCTCACAACCAGTGGTACGTCGCCCAACATCTCAATCATCGACGTTGTTATCCTTAACCAGGGCTCCGGCTACCTCTCGGCACCGGTGATCACGGTCAGCGCCACTGGCACGATCACTACGCCAGCAAGTCTGACCACTACGGTCACTGACGGCATTGTCAGTGCAGTCACTATCGTCAATCCGGGCGCATACTCAAACACCCCCACTGCCTCGGTGGCCATGCCTTCGACCCTGGTGGATGTGACCACGTCCAACATCACCGGCAGCATTAAGCGCTCGAGTGCTTCCGGTTCCTCGGTGCCTCCTGGCCGCGAGGGACTGTACTTCCAGAACCGCCTGCTGCTGCTCTACGGCAACGACTACCTGGCCGTATCCGACGTGCTGGACCCGCTGCACTACAGCCCCATCCTGAACGAGTTCAAGTTGAACACCGGGGCGAACGACAAGGTGGTGGCGCTGTACCCGTTCAACGCTACCACGCTGCTGGTCTTCAAGGAGCGCTCGGTGCTGGCCGTGGAGAACCTCTACGGCGACCTGTCGACCACCCGTCTGACCGAGATCACCCGGGAGTTCGGTTGCGTGTCTCAGGCCTCCATCGCGGGCACAGGCTCCGACGTCATCTTCCTCTCCCAACGCGGCATCATCAGCTTGCGCCAAACCGAGTTCGGCATCAGCCAGTCGGTGGTGGTGCCGTTGTCCGACCAGATTCAGAATCTCGTCGACGACATTGACCAAGCCTACTGGGGCAATACCTGCGCGACCTACTTCGCCAACCGCTACATCCTGAGCGTTCCGGTCGAGGGCGGTGACGGCACCAACCAACGCACGCTGGTCTACAACTTCCTGAACAAGGCCTGGGAAGGCTACTGGGAGGGCTCGTTACTCGTTCCGAAGTACTGGTGCCGCGTGATCGTGGCAGGCACCGATACGCTGTGCTGGGCCGACCAGAGCGGCCTGATCCACCAGTTCGACCCGCTCGGGCTTGTGGACGTCGACCGCACCGGCGTGCTGACACAGATCAGCACCGAGGTTCGTTTCCGCGGCTACACCGGGGAGGATAACGTCGACCACAAGCAGTGGACCGACATCCAGTTCGAGCTGGGCAACTGGAACACCCGCTATTCCATCACCGCGCAGTTCGACGGCGTGAATGAGTCCTACGTGGTTGCCACCGACCAGACCAAGGACCGCACGGTCTACTACACCTACGGCAGCGGCACCTACAACACGAACAACACCGCCGACAACTTCCTGGCACCGTACCGCGAGGACTACTCGGTGACCACCCAGTTTCGCTGCGGCAACAACGGGTGGAAGGCCGGCCTGCACCAGTTCTTCAGCCACAAGGCCCGCCTGCGCAAGCACTCGGCCTCTGTGCAGCCCCTGATCACCACCGATCAGGGCTCCCTCGACATCTACAGCGCCAAGGTCATCGGAATAGCATTCCGCCTCTACGGCAAGAACGACGTCTAAAACACCATGCCACTCTTCGTAAACGTCACCCCAGGCACCACGATCAGCCCGACGACCACGCTGTCGGCCTCGACGCTCAACCTCCTTGGCACGCCCACGGTGAACATCACCGGCACCATCGACGGCGGCACGCTGACCATTGGCGCCAACTCGGTGAACACCTCGGCAATCCAAGATCTGTCTGTCATCACCAGCAAGATCGCCGACAACGCTGTCACCAACGCCAAACTGGCGACGATGCCGGCCAATACGATCAAGGGAAACAACACCGGATCGACCGCAACCGCATTGGACCTGACGGTGGCCAACGTCAAGACCATGCTCTCCCTGGTGCCCGACGAGGTCACCATCGAGACCAGCGGCACAAACATCCGGCTGAAGGACAACTCGGTCACGTCGGCCAAGCTATCCACGGCCCCGCAGGCCAGCAGTTCGGCCACTCCAAACGTCAACGTCGGAACAAGCCTGACCTGGGATCTGACGCCAGCGACCAACCCGACCATCACGCTGACGTTCGGAGCCAACGACGACGGCAAGACCGTGCTGGTGAAGGTGAAACAGACTGCAGCAGGGACGTTGGCCATCACTGCCTGGGCAGCCACCGGAAAGACCATCTATTGGCAGGGCGGTGTTACACCGACGCTGACGACCGGAGCAAACAAGGCTGATTTGTTTGTCTTCACCTGCATCGGGTCCAACGTCTACGGCAAACAGGTAGCCAACTTCGCAGCCTAATGCACGCAGCCTGGTTTAACGAGGGAGCAGCGACACCGACCGGCACCACGGTGCCGATCATCTATTCCAACAGCGCTTCAACTGACCCGCAGAGCCTCGAGGTAATCATCGCGCCAAACTCGACACTGATAACCATCGCCGACCTTTTTGGTAGAACAGTACCAGCGACAACCACGATCAAGTTCGACGTCAATTCAGAGATCGGATACATCAGGCAAATCCAGAACACGTCAGCGTTCCAGACTTACACGGCTCCGTTCACAATGACCTCGGTGTTCCCTGGCGCCGCGTCCTACGTCACGCTGTACATTGCGGCACGCGCCTTTGATACGATCACCGGAGCCTCGCAGCAGAGCGAGATCTACATATTCCAAACCCGAGCCCTTCCCCAAGATTGATCCCGCAGATCACAGACTACCTTCTGGCCAAGGTGCCCGACAGCTTCAAGGGATGGACCCGCGAGGCAGTCGAGGACTACGTGATGTTCCACGCGGAGCAGGGCACGCTCAAGATCGCCTGCCAGGACGACCACGTGGTCGCCGTGCTTGTAGGCTGGCGCCAGACGGGCCCGGAGCCCAAGGCATGGTCCTGGCAGCCCAACGACCCCAATGGCGACCATTGGTACTGGCACCAGTTCGCTGCCGACTGCGCGGTATTCGCCATGGCAGTGGCGGCTAAGTTCTTTCACGACCGACCGGAGGCTGCAATCCTCCCGGCCATCGGCTATCGCAACGGCAAACTGACCACCTACAAGAAAGGCTCGATGCCGATCTATAGGATGGCCTCCAAAATGATATGACAGTCGAAGCACCTCCAGCACGCAACTACGCTCAGGAAACCCGGGACACACTCCGCAGCCAAATTGATTTGGCGCCGGAGAAGTACGCCGCCGAGGCCCAGTTTGCGCCCAAGTATCAGGCGCTGACCATTGATATGCTGAAGCAGGCGACTCCTGAGCTGCTGAAGCTGTACGAGGAACAGATTGCGCCAGCAATGGGTCGCACCGAGGCCGCAAGCCGTGCCTCATCACGCGCCGGTGACATTGCCGACATTGCCAAGCTCGGGCCGCAAGCCCGTGCCGCCATCCAGGGCTTTGCCCCTGAGCAAACCCGGATTGCCGACATCCTGGCCCAGAACGCCACGTCCAACCTCCTTGCCGGATCCCGGCTGACCCCGGAACAGCAGCGCATGGCCCAGCAGCAGGCCCGTGTAGCCTCATCTGCCCGCGGTATGGCCCAAGGCCCGAATGCCGCGCTGCAGGAAGCCCTGCGCTCCCAGATGATCGGTGCAGGCCTCCAACAGCAGCGACAACAGCAGGCCATGGGCGCACTGCAAGCCGGCCAGGGCGTGTACGGCGACGTGTTCCAGCAGGTATTGGGTCGCCCGTCTCAGGCCTTTGCAGGCTCTCAGGGCTTCGTAGGCCAAGCCTCGGGCTTCAACCCCGGCCAGCTCTTCAACCCGGAGAGTGCCTACGCATCCAACATCTACGCAGGCAACCAGCAATCCGTTGGCGCTGCCCGGGCTGCCGGTGCGTCTGCCACGTCAGGACTCATCGGCGGCGGCCTCGGTGCTTTGGGAAGCATCGGTGGAGGATTGTTCAGTGGTGCCGGCTCTGCCGGTGGTTTCGGGAAACTCTTCGGAGGCTAATCTATGGCAACCTACAGCTACTCAGCAGGCTACCAAGGTGGAGGCCCACAGGCCGTTCCTTCGGGCTACATCGAGGCCTACTCGCAGGCCGGGCGCAACATCGGCGCCGGTATCCAGCAGATCGGCAATGCCATCGGCGAGTCGCTGGCTCGGTACGGGCAGAACAAGCAGGAGAACGAGTTCCTGCAGACCCGGCTGGAGTCGCTGGCCCCGTATCTGAACACCGTTGCCCAGAGCGGCAACATCATGGACAAGAACAGCGCAGAGTCGAAGCTGCTCGGCGACATCGAGAAGTTCTCGTCGATGTCCATCCCGCAGAAGAAGGCCACGCTGCTCAATGCCGAGTTCTTCCTGGATCGGGCTGATAAGCAGCGGGCTCGAGAGATCCAAGACATTCAGGCCGAGGCCGCCCGCTTCAACCTGCAGACAGCGCAAGGTGCCGAAGCCCGACGCCTTGGGCTCGAGCAGGCTATCTCTCAGGTCGCCCAGCTCCCGACCACGCAGGATGTCACCGTGCCTGCGCCTCCGGCGATCATCAGCAGCAGCCTGAACATTCCCGCGGAGCAGCAGCCCTACACCCCGTTCTACCAGGTGCAGCAGATCCCGGGTGGAGTCCAACAGCCTCCGGCCCCGCAGGCTCCGCAAGGCCCAACTCTCGGCGGGTTCCGCTTCGGTGGTGCAGATCAATACACCATGGGCCTCGGGCGCAACATCATGCCCATCCCGGCTGGCACCACACGATCGCAGTTCACGCCATCGCCCCAGGTGCAGGCAGCACCGCCTGCCGGCATCGCACCCATTCCGCAGCGCGAGGTTCCGGCTTTCGAGTCGCAGCCTATCCAGCGCACGGCCACCGAGACGCAGCCAGTCGGTTATCAGGAGCGCTTCAAGCAAGCGGTCGACGTGTTCCAGCGCTTGGGTGCTCCGATCAACCCAGATGCCATCAGGAGCGTGCTGGAGGCCACCGGAACACCTCGGCCCATCCAAGTCGAATCCCAGACCCTGCCCGGCGGCATCACCGTGGTGCGTGCGGACGGCAAGGTGGACATCCTGCCGGCGCCCAAGATGGTCGAGGGCAAGGACCTGACCGAGGGGCAGTCCAACTCGCTGGGCTTTGCTTCGCGCATGATGCTCAACGAGGGCACGATCAACGACGTGGTTGGCCGTGGTTACCGCCCGGGAGGCCTGACCGAGTTCGGGTTCACCCCGGAGCGCCTGCGTTCCGACGACCGCAAGATCTACGACGCCGCCAAGGAGAACTGGATTTCCGCTGCTCTGCGCAAGGAGTCCGGTGCCGCCATCGGCAAGGACGAGTATGCCGCCGCAGATCGCCAGTACTTCCCGCAGCCCGGCGACAGCGACAAGGTGCTCAAGCAGAAGGCCAACCTGCGCTCGACCGTCTTCAAATCCATGAAGGCCGGTATCGGTCGGTTCGCTGACGACTACCTGCGCCAGATGGGCGTAGGTCAGGAAGGTCAGACCCAAGGCAGTGTCCGTAAGTACAACCCCGTCACGAAGCGCATCGAGTAATTATGCCATACCAGATCCAGGTCGGCTCTCAGGTTGTCGAGTTCCCTGATTCTGTTGGCCAGGATGAGGCCCAGCGGATTCTGTCCGAGCAGTTCCCAGCCACCGGCGAGGACATTGCCGGTGCCATGCAGGACCCGGCCTACAAGCCGTCGGTCGACGACTACCTCAAGTTCGAGGAGTTCTCCAAGAACAAGCAGACCGACTGGGTCAACACCATCGCGCAGTCGGTGGATGCTGCCGCCGGCATGATCAGTGGCGCCGTCTCACAGGGCGCACAGGGCGCTGTTGCCAACCCGCTGAACTACATCGAGGGCGCGGCCCAAGGCACCCGCCAGCTTTACGGCCTCGTCGCACAGTCGCAGGACCCGGCCTCCCCTCTCTTCAAGTTCAAGGACCTCGTCGCAGGCACCGGCACACCGGAGTCCCGCTACAACCAGTTCCTCGAGGCCCGCGACTTTGCCAACACCACCGCCCGCCTTGAGCGCGGTGAGGAAGGCATCGTTGTCCCGCCCGAATACACCAACCCGGAGTTCGTTCAGGGCGTGTCCATGATCCTCGACCCGACGCTGGCTCTCCCAGGTATTGGTGAGGTGCTGGGTGCCGGCAAGCTGGCCACCCGCGCAGTCGGTAAAGGCACCCAACTCACAGGGCGGGCCGTTGCCGGCGCTGCAAGGCCCCTGGAGCGCGTTGCTGGAGCTGCTGAGCGCATGACAGCGGAGGCTCTTGGAATGGCGCCAGAAGCGCTGCGCAACACCGCGGCCACTGCCGGTATTGCAGGTGCCCTCGGTATTGCCCCCGAGGCCGCAGCCTTCGCTGCCATCCCTGCCGGTATCCGCACCGCACGCGAGGCTGGCGAGGCACTGACCCGTGCCGGCGAGAACCTGATGACCCAGCCTTCGCGCATCGGGCCATTGGAAGCCATCGGTGCTGCCCCGGGTGCCAACCTGCGCCAGCGGATGCTCGGCGTGGTCGGGCAGTACGGTGGGGACGCTGCCTTGGATGCCTCACTGCGGGGCATTGCCGGAGGAATCGAAGGCGCTGCAGTTGGCACCTTACTAGGTGGTTTGTCCGGCGGTGAAGAAGGGGCTGCTGCCGGTCTCGGATCTGGCCTTGCCCAGGGCGCAGCCGGTGCTCTCGGTGCCCGCGGCTTCGAGCGCCTCACCGGCAAGGCTGCCAAGGAGGCCCGTGCCGGCGACCTGGGACGATTCATTGACGCCCAGCAGGACCCGACGACCAAGACTCTTTTTGAGCGGGTACGTGATCAGCACGGCGTAGATGCAGCATCGGCGCTGATGGATCTGCAGGGATTAGTTCGAGGCAAGTTCGGGGATGTCGACATCCTCTATCGTTCCAACGCCCAGATGGCCGAAAAGTTCGGCGACAACATCCGCGGCGTGCAGTTCGAGCAAGCTGAACGGCCCACCATATTCATCAACGCCGACATTATCGGCAAGGGCACCGGCGACGGCCCGCTCTACACGCTCGGCCATGAGCTCTTCCACGCTCTTGAGAAGACGACCCAGCTCGAGGGCGGTGCCACCGAGATCAAGGATGCGCTGGTGGGGCGGTGGATTCAGGAAGGCGACACCATCCGCAAGCTGGCCGAGGGCGCTTTCAATGACGCCGAGATCGAGGCCCGCTTCAACGAGTACCGCGACAAGCTGGCCGCAGGCAATCAGCAGCGTGCCGACCAGCTCGCCCAGTTCGACACCATCGACAAAAAGGCCGGATACGTGGCCTCGGAGCTGGCTGCGGAGCACTTCGCTGGCCTCCTGGCCGGTCAGAAGCCTGACGCACTGCTGAAGGGATTCACCGGAGTCACCCGGCAGTTGTTGGACGCTGCGCTGACCCAGAACACCAGCCGGGCCTTGGCCGATGCCGCGGCGACCATTGAGCGCACTTTCGGAGTCAAGCCCACCGACTCGGTCCTGTTCCCGGATCTGAAGCAGGCATCGCCACAGGTGAACGCCATGCTGCGCGACCTGTTGCGTGCCCGGCGCAAGCTGGATGAGCGCATCACCATAGAGAACGAGGGCCCGGGCAAGGTCCTTAAACCGCAGGATGTCTCCAACCCGATTGCCGCCAAGCAGTTGGTCGACCTCGGTGTGGCTGAGAAGATGCCCGACGGCAGCGTCAGGAACCTCTCAGACGAAGAGATCCGGGTCCGCGAGGAGAAGGACACCGCCGCCATCAGGACGATCCTGGAAAGCGTCCCGGGGGCCCGCGTGGTTGATGGCGAGATCCTGGGCCGGTTCAGCCCGCAGCAGTTGTCCGCCATCGAGCAGTCCCAGGCAGTCAGCAGCCGGATGAAGGACAAGATCCGGGCCGTCAACGCAGCCATGGACGCCGGCAACAGCTTGTTCCTGAACTACGGTGCCGCCACCCGCCGGGTGAAGAACCGGCTGACCGGCAAGTTCACCAGCAAGTACAACAGCGGCATCCGCATCTCCCAGCGCGAGGTGCTGCCCTACAGCTTCTACCTGTCCAAGGCTGACAACCCGGTCATTAAGGCCATCGATATCAGCAAGATCCGCGGTGCCCTGGACAAGCTGACGGCGCCCGACGGCGGTGTGGCTGCCGGCCTGTGGGACAACATCGACGGGTTCATGTCGGACCTGGCCGCGTACTTCACCAACCTGGACGCCGGTGAGGGCGCCCGACGGTCGGCCGAGATCTTCGGCCTGGAGAAGGCGAAGTTCCTCGGTGACTTTGTGAACGAGCAGGAGAAGGGCGGACGCAAGTTCGTGCGCGACTTCCGCCTCGACCGCATCGGCTCGACAGCCCCGATGGACTTCCGAGCCCGTATCTCGGAGGACGCCATCCAGAAGTCCAAGATGCGCTGGATGCCCGCGGAGACCGTTGGCGACAAATCGGTCATCAACTCCGAGGAAGGCTACCGCATCATCAGCGGCGCCAAGCACCGACTCTACGGTCCCGACGGCAAGCTGATCGGGATCTACGACACCCAAACCCAAGCAGAAAGGAAAGCAGATGCCACTCAAGCAAGGCTACAGCCAGAAGTCCGTCAGCAGCAATATCCGGCGCGAGATGAAGTCCGGCAAACCGCAGAAGCAGGCGGTCGCAATCGCAATGTCGGTGGCCAAGAAGGCCAAGGCCAAGGCGGGGCGGTACGACAAGCGGGGGATGTAGGAGCTCGGTTCATGGCGGCCTCCGAAGCCGACCCAAGCCAGCCATCCACACAAGCCATCCGTTCGGTCAAAGGGCAGCGTGCGGTCAATTCGCTGTACCAGTTCGACTACACCTACAAGACCAAGACGCCAGGCAAGCCAGCGCGTGAAAAGACTGCGACTGAAACCATCTCGGCGTTCTCGATCAGCGAGGCCAAAGAGAAGGCTAAGGCCGCAATTATGAAGGATCTAACTGACGATCCGACCGTGCTGAGATCGACCATTTCAATCTCTCAACCGGAGATCAAAGGGCAGTTTGCCGTCACCGAGCTCACCGGAAAACCGGCTGATCCGAAATCGCCAAAGATCGTTTTGAACCCGGGAACGCCGGAGAAGTTCAAATCTATGTTCAATGCGGTGGACGCTGCATTGGATTTGGTAAAAGACAGCCCAGCCCTGGGACTTGATTCCGATGGATGGATCAAGGCCTACAGCCGGGCATTGAATGGTTCGCGTGCCTCAGTGCCTCCGGCTCCATTGAGGTTGGCGCAATGGGTGCAGGACAATGGCGCCTTTAGGAAGTTCATTGAAGACGGTCTGCAAAGGAACCCTGAGCTGGTCAAGTCGGCTGTCGGTGGCCTGAATGCGTTGCAGCCCATCCACGAGCTTGCCCGTCAGGGTCAGATACCGTCCAAGATGGTGGCCTTGCATATGTTCTGGGGCCTTCTGTCTCGAATGCTGGACCCGTACAACCAGGAGGCCGGATGGGCCAGGTTGACCAGTGAGCCTAAAGTCCTGCGCCTTATCGAGGACTCGGTGGAGGGGCGCTACAAGTTCACCAAGGATCAATGGAAGGAAATCGTCAGCACCAAGATGTCGGAGTTTCCCGACGTTTCGGTGGGACGCAATGCCATCCAGAACGCCAACGCCTTCCACGAGATGCTGTCTCGGTGGAACGGTCGATGGGATGAGCTGACGGGTATCATCAACAACCCGGACCTCACTGGTCCTCAGATGCGCCGGCAGTTCAACGAAAAGGGATTTGGAGGCGCCGGCATCAAGCACAAGGTGCTCTCGTTCGTTCTGGCAACGCTGGCCCGCAATGACGTGTTCGTTGGTGATAGGTGGCAGGTGGTAAACCTGTGGTTCCAGCACCTTGAGAAGGCTGCTGCAGCCCGTAAGGCTCAAGGCGGTTCTCCTGAGGTTTTCGCCTATGACCGCAACGGTGTGCCCGAGGACACCACCGGAGCCTACAAGGTCATCGGTGGTATGCTGAACAACGAAACCGTGGCCGAGACAGCCTACTCGCTGATTGAGAACGGGATGCGCAAGATCGCTGCGGAAAGCCCGTGGTTGAGGGAGATGCTGGGGCGGGAGCCGCAGCCATTCGACATCCACTGGTTGACCTGGAACATCATCAAGAACGAGCCGGTAGGACATTCTAGCTTGGATGCCACTGCAAAGTTCTTGACCGAAAACCTTTACGGCGACCCTGAGTTCGCGCAAAAGTTCGCCGAGACGGAAAAACGCACAGAAAAATATGCAAAAGGAGTCTTCGATGTCTTCTCAGTCAAAGGTCAAGAGCGCCCCCAGATCCGGCAAAGGCCCGGAGCCGACGATGGAGGAACTGGTGCGGCAGGTCTCGGGCCTGATGCGGGCAGGGGTCCGGGAAGACCTTCGGGACAGCGCACCGGCACCGAGCGCTATCAACCCGGCGGGGAGCCTGTCGAACAAGGCCGTGGAGACCGAGGAGGAAGGGATTCGTTTCGGAACCTTGCGCCTCTTGCAGGCTCGCCATCGGTCCCTGGCTTTAACGGGCCGGATTCCAGAATCGTTGCAGTTGCCGACCAGTACGCCCGAGAAAACGGCATCGAACTCAAGCGTCAAGCCGAGTACGTCCAAGTAGATGAAGCACGCGCAAGGCGCATTGCAGACGCCTACGATGCAATGGCGCACGCGCCCGAGGACCCGGCTGTCAAGGCCGCCTACGAAGACCTGATCCGCCAGACCGTCGGTCAGTACGAGGCACTGGCAAAGTCCGGCTACAAGTTCTGGTTCATCGACACTAGAATTCCTTCCAACGCCGAGTATGCCTCTTCGCCTTGGAATGCTTTGCGCGATATGCGCTCGAACCAACAGATGGGGGTGTTTCCTACTACTGATGGGTTTGGATCAAGTGAGGTTGATGTAAGCAAGAACCCGTTGCTGGCCGACACTGGCATCAAATGGCCGGTAGGGGGCGTTGACGGCCCTCTGCGGACTGTTCTGGCCAACGACCTATTCCGCGCCGTGCATGACGCTTTCGGTCACGGCATTGAGGGTTCCGGTTTCCGGGCTCAGGGCGAGGAGAACGCCTGGCAGGCGCACATTCGACTCTTCACGGGGCCTGCTCGTG